ACAGTCTTGCGGTCTTTTGAGTATATAACTTGCATAGAGCATTGACCCATAAGTTTAAGGTCGTAACACAATTTGCGAACACAATCCTTGTGAAATAAAGTCATCATTTTAGCATACGCCTCTGGCTTTTTGTTGCTGTCTAAAGCATCTAAACCTTTGCCATATATCATTTCACTAATTCCGTTAATAATAGCGTTGTTTGTTGGGCTACCATTGTAACGGTCTATTAGATAACTAAAATAATTGTTATCAGTACCATACGCAACCCACTCTTTATTTGATTTTTCTACAATCTCTGGGCTTGTATAAGTGCTTAAATTAACTACTCTTAAATCATTCATAATATAATGTAATCGTTATCAAAACTATCTTCTTGTACATACTCGCCATTATTGATAGAGTAGTAATCGTTGTTAGTTTGGTTTATTGTTTGGTCTGTGCAAAATACCTTATCCTTGTATATTACTGCACTTCCGTTCTTAACTTCTAATATGTAAAAATCGCCCTCTGTTAATGTACCAAAAACCGCATCAAAACTCATATAGTTTTTATCAGTAGTTGCAGTTGGTGTTACACTTACGTTAGACCCTGTGCTTTCACTTGTTAAATTTACAGTAATTGCACCCTCAATATATTGTCTTGGTATTATCTTAAAGGTCTTATTACCGCTTGTAGTTATTAGCTTCATATTAATATATAAACAAAACTAATTTATTTTGTATTGTATGGGTATAAAAAAAGGGCTACCTAAAAAGATAACCCTTTAATTTAAAACCCTAAATTGTTATGCAGTTGGGTCAATCTGTGTTGCAGAAGCATCATCGGTGATAACAGAAGCTGTTACAAAATAAGGTGGCGCAGTTTCCTGTGCAACCGCTGTAATTGTATATCCTGTTAAATCCCCCATAGCTGCACCTGTAACGATAGTTCCACCGTTTACATCAGCACCGTGTTCTAAGCCCATAAGGAAATAGTTTCCGTTATAGTCCTCAATAGCAATGTGCGGTCTTGCGTGTGCAATTAGTTTAAGTTCCTCTTGTGTCGCTTTGTCTTGGAAGGTCAAAGTTAGGTTAAGTGTACTCTCATAGAAAGTAGTACCATTCTCTCTTGAAGAATTGATAGCAGTTTCTAAAGAAGAATTACCCTTAACATCAAATTGAAACCAAGTAGGCGACCCTGCTAATGCAGTAATTTCCCCTGCAGCGATGGTTGCATCGCCAAGAGTACCAAAATCAGCAAAGTAAATAGTTTTAATACCACCTACTGCGCTTTTGCAAGGTACTTTTCTTCCTGTAGTTAATGAACAAGCCATATTTTTAAAATGTTTTTAAATAAAAAAGGGTAGGGCAATCCCCCACCCCTTTCTACGTTGATTAATTAATTATTATACAGTTCTGTAAACAATGTCAGATACTTGGGCGTATTGTACACCTGCTGTAAATCTCATCACTACACGAACGTTTTGGCTTCCGTCAGTTTCAGCCATATCAATAACTCTTACTTCGTTAAGGTCATTTAAGATACCTGTACCAAAGAATAAGTTAGATTTTTCAGCAGCGATAATCATATCGTCAGCAGCACCACGAGCAGGAACAACAGGAATACCATCAAAGAATAAAGACCCTAAAGATTGGTTGTTTCCTTTGTTTTCATAACCTGCAGCACCTTGTCCACCAGATTGAAAACCACCTAATGCACGAGTATATGCACGAATAACATTAGAAGCAGCGTAAATTACTAAGTCATCACTTCCGTAAACAGCAGTAGGAATAGCATCTACAACATCGCCTAATTCATCAACAACGTTTGCAGCCGTTACAGCAGTACCAACAATGTCTTGTCCTGCAGGTAAATCGCCATCGGCAGCTAACAATGTAGCAAATCCGTCGAATTGTCCAGAAGTTCCAGTATCTCCAGACCAAATGTTTCTTTCTGTACGGTCAGCTACTTTTGCAGCAACGTGAGCCAATACAAAATCAGAAAAGTTTGCAGGTAGGTTGTCAAATGCAGAATATCCCATTTGAGCAGCTTCCCAATCGCTATGCAAATCTTTCTTACAAATGTCGAGGTTTACTTGAAATTCCTCTGGTTGAAGGATTTTTTCTTCAAGAGTTAAAGTCCCTTGTCCAGTTTGAAAGTCGCAAGTAGCGTCTTTTACGATGTCGTCAGTTGAAGCCTTTTTGATTACAGACTTAAACTTAACGTTAGGCATAATTGTAATTAGCCCTTTGTCTAATGTGTCAGCCGAGAGAAGCGCTGCGGCTATATATTTGCCGCTGAATTCCCCGCTATAACTTGATGATACAATGTTTACACTCATTTTATTTAGTTTTTAGTTGTTTATTAATTATTAAATTTTGCCATTACTCTATCCAATGTACTCATTCTTCTGTTTTGTGAGATATTGAATTTAGATAGGTTTTGTTTTGTTTCTGGGTTAGCTTGAATTGGCTCAGCAGCAGGTTGGTTTAGTTCTTCCTGTACTTCTTCTGGCACTTCGCTTAGTTCCACTTTGTCGTGTTTGCAAAGTTCCTCGGTCATAAGGTTTCCTAATTCGTCTGCGCTTAAATCCTCTTTTGGCTCTAACATTGACTTAATTTCTTCAAGCATTGACTTAACCTCAGCTAATTCCTCTTTAGTAGCATAAACCTCTTTTTCTTCTTCTTTCTCTTCAAGTTCCACATCTTCCGTTGCTTCTACTTCTTCGGTTTCTTCTTCCGCTTCTTCGGTTTTAATTTCTGCAATCAATCCCTCTTCGGCTACTACTAAAATACGTCCGTCCTCTAATTGGTATTCGCCAACAGGAACAGCTACTTTTTCATCTTCGGTAACAATAAATACTTCATTGCCACTCTCAAACGCTTCTGCTTCTAATACAGTACCGTTTTCTAACGCTTGTTGTTCTAACTTAACTTCTTCGCTAAGGTTTAGAACTTCTTTGATTTTACTAATCATATCGTTCGTGTTCATATTAATATATAATGGTTAAAAATTAATTTTGTATTTTGTTATGCTTTTTTCTGAATTATAAACCACTCCGTACCATCACTCCAAACATATATTCCCTCGTATTCTTTGTTTATTTCATAGTAATTAGTTGAGCCATCTAATGTATCGCCACCGCTTGGTGTTAAATAAACCCTTGTGTTTGTGTTAAAACCACCGTTTGAAATAAATCTTATTGCTCTATTTGTGTTGTCCGATGCGCTTGGTAAATTAAGTGTCATATTTCCTGCGCCACCACTCCACGTTAGTCTTACAAGTTTAATGTTAGCGTATTGACTATCCGAAAGGTTTACAGTTTGTCCACTTGATACAGTTATGTGTGTAGGTACTAAATAATTTATAATATCGTTTACTGTACCTTTTTTAGTAATATCACTTTGTACAAATACTAAATTTTCTGTACCATCTAAAGCGGCTGTATTGTCTAATTGTGTAATTTTTTTATCTGACATTATAAAATAATTTTACTGTTATTTTCTTGTAATATAAAACTTGTGTTTTCTTGTAACAAGTAATTAAATTGTTTTGTTGTCGTACCTATGCCTTGCGCCCTTAAACTACCATCACAACATTTAATAGAGTAGGTGTTGTCCTCACATAGACAAGCCCTACGTCCACCTTTTGGACTTGTTCTACTTGGTGTAAAGAATTTTTTAAATCTCATTTGCCCTGTCCCCTATTTAGTTTCTTATAGTTCTTACTTGACTTTAATTGACTTGTTTTGCTTTTAGCGTGTATGCCTTTACGTCTTACTCTTTTGCGTTCTATTTTAACCGCTACTTTTCTCATTTAATAGGAATACAATTAGGTACTAATCTACCGTTTTTCATTTTCATTCCGTACTGCTCATATCCTGCTTGACAAGGTGCTTTAAGGTCTATAAGGTCTAACTCTTTTAGTTTGCTTAATGCCCAACGTTTACCTGCCTTACCACCCCATAATAAATAAGAGATAGTACCACAAGCAGTCGTGTCGCTTTCATCGTAATATTCCTCTGCTCTTGACAAATAAGAATACATACGCTTAATAGTTTCTACGCTAATAGGTTTGCCCTGTGCTAATTGTTGCGCCCTAACTTTTCCTACTTGGGTTGCACATTTGTTGTTTACCTTTTCGTTAAGTTCTAAACCTCGCTTTGCGTTGTTCTTTACGCCACTTGGATAATCGGTGTAGCTTTCAAGTATCATCTTCTTACCACCCTTTACTCGCTTATCGTTTTTTATGATGGCTCGTATCTCGCTAAGTAAATACTCCGCTTCGTCTTGGTCTATTTCTTTTAATAGTTCATCACTACTAAAGTCGTTTATTTTTTCCTGTGGGCGTTCCATCTTATCAGCAAAATACCCCTCTATACTAAAACCTTTTACTTTGCCTGTCTTAACAAACTCATTCCAAATTTGTTCGTTATTAACCTTAACACTTCCAACCCACGTTCCTAAAGGTAAATCCATTCCGTATTTTACGCTTTTGTCGTGTACCTTGTCCTCTACTATCCAACTCTCTACTAATGATAGTCCGTTTATTTCGTATTGGTGTTCTAAGGTTGAGTTGTTTTGTTTACCTTGCATAAGGTACATTTGTGACGCTTTTAAGACCGTATCTTTTGAAAAATATATATAATACTCATCTTCGCCATTACGTCTGTATATGGGCTTGTTAGGTATCAATAAAGCACCCATTAAAATACGCTTTTCTTTGTCTACCTCTGCAAGTTTAAATTCTTGGCTTTTTAAAGCTATAAAATCTTCCTCTATTGCAGGGTTTTCCACTACGCTAATAGCTTCAATACCTATTTCTTGTTCTTCGTCTAAAATTAGTTCTACTATTCGCATATTATTATATAATGTTTTTTAATTATTTTTGTATTTATAGGGTCGCACCCTCAACAATATTGTTTTCTAAACTTTGTGCGGTTGTTACGTCATTAGCTACAACATACGCTTGTACTGGCTCTTGTGTTTGTCCTGCTACCGCTTCCGCTAATTGGCTTGTTTCTGTTGCACCTACAATATTGAATTGTGGGGGTTGTGTTTCAGCTGAAGCACCACCGCCTAAGCCACCAACACTTGCACCGCCACCACCACCGCCACCGCCTAATCCTGCTATTGCCTGTGCAGCAATAGTTGCAACTGACGTGGCTGCGGTTAATTTAGTTGATAATATGCCTTTAGCAGTTGCGGCTGCTTGTATTACATAAGCAGGGTTTGGTACTAAACCAATAACAGCAGGTGTGGCAGCCAAATTTGCTTTCGCTTGTGCAATCGCCCTCGCAGCATTTGAAATAACTTGCGCTATTGCTAAACCTTTTTCTACAACTAATAATGTTTTAGCCACTGCTTTAGACTTTCCTGCTAAAGTCCCTATAACTTGTAAACCACCTTGTATTGCATTGGCTTTAGCTTGTTGTAAATTTGTTTCTGCTGTAGCGAGTTGTTCGTTTAGTAGTTTAGTTTCTTCTAATTGTTTAGCGTTTTTTTCTTCTCTTCTTTGTCTGTCAATTTCATCAAATTCCGCTTGTTTAGCTGCTAATCTTTCATTTAAAGATGTTTGCAATTCTTCTGTTAATAAACCTTTAGCTTTTGCTTCATCTATTAGTTTTTGGTTTTCTTCTTTTATTTTTTGTAATTCTAATGCCCTTCTTTCATCTTCTTTATTAGCACTTGCTTCTCTTATTCTGTTTTTTAAATCCTCAAGTTCTTGTGCATCTTTTAACTCTTTATCTCTTTTTTCTTTTGCTTTATTCTCGTTGTCCTTTTTATCTTGTAATTCAAAATTAGCCCTTGCATTTTTTAATTTTAAAAGTTGTTTTTCTGTTTCTTTTATAGCTTCATCGCCTTCTTCGTCTATTCCACTAAATAATTTTCCTGCAACAGCTTCATTAAAACTTTCAATGCTTTCCGTTAAACCAAAATCTTTACCAAACTTTGCACCAATACTGTCTATGCTTTTAGTTAATAATTTTAAAGGTGCTGTTATAAAATTTAAAATTCCCTCAAGGATTGTTTTGTTTCTTTTTGCAGTGTCTATTTGTGATTGTCTAACAGTTTTTTGCGCTTCTAATTGTGCTTCAAGGGCTGTAATTGTTTCATCTGTTTGTTGTTTTTTTAAATCTCTTATTTGTTTTTCACTTTTTCCTTGCGCCCTTAAAATATTTTCACTTGAATTTAAAGCATCTAATTGTTCTTGAGAAGCTGATGCAGTTTTTTCAGCAGATTTTACTGTGTTTTTAGTTTCCTTAGATATACCAAAAAGACTTTCTTTTATTTTATCAAAGTTTGCTACAAGTGTTCCAACTAAAACAACTAATGCCCCAATACCTGTTCCGATTAGTGCTTTTTTTACACCACTTAAGCCACCGACAAAACCTTTTATTCCTTTTAAACTTGATTTAAACCCCTTTGTTAGTTTTATTATTTTTGTGGCAAAACCCCCTGTAAGTTTATCAATAGCCCTTACAATGTTAGTATTTTCTTTTTGCTCTTTTCTATAATCTTTAACAGAAGTTGTAGCTGCTCTTTGTTCAACAGCTAATTTTTTCAATCCTAAACGTTGGTCAGTTAATGCGTCTTTACGTTCGGATACTGCTTGTTTTAATTGTTTTTCTTGCGCAAGATTTACTTTTCCAGACTTTGTATAATCATCAAGGGCTTTTTTTGCTTTTATATATTCTTCCTCTAACAATACCAATATTGCTCTTTGGTCGTCAATAGTTGAGTTTATTTCTTTAAGATTTTTTTCTGCTTGTTTACTATCAACTTTTATTTCTACTGTTTTTTCTATTGCCATTTTATTTCTCGTTTAAGTGCTTTGTAACCCTCTTTTAGTGTTGTAGGTAGTTTGTGTTTACCCTGTGCTATGCGGATATTTTCCGTTTCTCCGTTTGCGTATTTTAAGCTGTCTAAAATTAATCTTATCATTATTCTAATATTATTGTATCGCCAACCTCTGTTATTAATGTGTCGCCATCTTCTGCAAGTGCAACAGGTGGTGGTAATGTTGTTACAGTTAATGTTGTTGGTAATGAATAAAGGTCGTTTCCATCTACATCAAACCTTGCGCTTACCCCAATTTCATAAGTAGTATCTGGCTCTAAAGGTGTTATTTTTACTGATGTTAATACCGCTACACCTAATAAACCACCATTAACATAAACAGCATAACCATTTGCACCACTTACACTATCCCAAGATAAATCTATTGCATTAGCACCTATTGTTGGGGTTTGTACGTTTGCAACCCTATCTAAATACGCTACTTGTCCATTTGCTAAATTACTTACAAATTCTTCTTTATTGTATAACTCTAAATCTGTTTTATTTGTTAATAGATTTGTTTTTATTTTATTAATTCTAAAGGAAGTATTGTTAATTACAAATTTGTCATTTAGTTTGTATTGTGTGATAATGCTTAGTGGTAAATATGCACTAACTTTATAAAGTCTTGCCTTTCTATCAAAAACAGTTTCTGTATAATCTAAATACCCCGCTTCAAATAAATTTGAAGATGTTTGTGCTAATGGCATTTCGCCTAACCACTCATCAGCTTCTAAACCAAAATTAAGTTGCATTCTATTATTCCAACCCCAATTAAAAGTAGTCATATTTGAGGGTCTACGATAGCGAGTTGGTGCAATTCCACCTATTGTTAGTTCGTTATTTGTGTTTTCTTCGTAATGTATAGCCAACAACAATGGCTCTCCTATTGTCGGCTCAAACTTTTTATCTAACATCGCACCTTGTCCAATATATGTTTGTGCGCCTGTATCTTCGTTGCTTAAACGTTCATACATCATCTTCTCAAATGGTACTTCTACTTTATAAACCCTTCCGTCCCATTCGTTATCGCCATAGCTTTCTTGTGAAAAAGGTATACCTTGTATTTCGTCTGAAAACTGTACTAAAAATGATTTTTTGCTTTTAAAACTAAAATCCATTTCTTTATACTGAAATAACCTCTCAACGTTAGAAGAAGCCATATCAACATATTTAGTTATGTCATAAGAAGTACCACCTCTCATAAAAACACTTGCTAATTGTATATCTATATTGTTGCCATCTTTAAAAACCAACAAATTAAACATTTTAAACAAGCCACTTAAAAAGTCCATAACTTTCATATCTGGCATTTGTTTATCAATGTAGAAAGTTTTATCTGGTTGGTTGTTTGTTGGTGTATAGTTAGCTGTATATACAAGCGTGTTATAAGTGTTAGGAATAGCACCAGAATATTTCTGTATTGTTAAGGTTTGGGTCATTGTAATTGTGTTATTACTCTCAACCTCAATAATAAGGTCTAATGCACCACCTGGTGTTAAGTCGTATGTAATATCTGTAAACGTTACAGTATTCCCACCATTTTCGTGATTAAAACTTTGATAAACATATCCTGTACTGCCTTTTAAAATTCTTACTGTATATGGCTCTGTTTGGCTTGTAAAAACATTTACTGTTGCTCTATACTTAAATTTCCAACCTGGCGGTTGAATATACTGCGTTCTAACATCGCCAAAACTTGATGGGGTTGTACTTGTGTGCGTGTAGTCTAATGGGTCATCTGTTTGGTGTCGCCATCGGTTTCTAACTATAAAAGTATCGTTCCCCTCTACCGCATTTGTAACATAACCCTCGTTTCTATGCACCCACATATATACATTGCTAAATGGCTCTGAATTAAAAAACCCTGTAAAATTTAATTGTGGATAGGTGTTGGTTATTGCATCTATAATTGCTCTACATCTAATTGCAGGTTTTAAATCTGTCCAAATAAGCCCTGTGTCTGTTATATTGTCCTTATATCCTGTGTTTGTGTAGCGCATATTTTTACTATGTTGGATATTAGGCACAAGTATATCTGTACTACCAAATGTACTATTTATTGAACTATCTGATGCGGTAAAAAGATTTTCAATGTTTGCTTGTGTGTATTCAAAATTTAATGAACTATCATAATTAAGACCAGACAAGGTTGTTTCCCCTAACACCTCTTTTAATTCTACTGCATCGCCAAAAAACACTACTTTGTATGCGTGTGGTTTATTGTCTTTTAATGATACGCTTTTAAATTGTATCTTACCTTTTTTGTAGTCTATTCCGTTTAGCTTTATTATAGCATCGTGTCTAAACCTTGCATCAAAACTGTTTTCAATGTCAAAGTTTTCGTAATGTCTAAATAGCTTGTTGTTTAGTTTAGACGCAGGTAAATTAAATTGTTGGCTAAAGGGTGTAAACACTTTACCTATATCTCTTACGTTTAAAACACTATCTGTAATAGATACACTTTCGTCCTCAAATAAATCTGCTCTAAAATAATCGCTTTCAATTCTGTATAAATCTGGGTTTGGGCTAACAAAAATATCAGCAGATAAACTTAGTTGAGTATCACTATCAATAGCTGTTACTGTCGCTGTTTCCTGTGTTCTTTGGTTTGTAACTAAATCGCCAACTATAACACCTAATTCTGTAAAATTACTACTTGTGTCAATTAATTTGTTAGTGGCAAAACTTTTAGCAGAACCCCTTACTACATTAAACCCTTTTATATATAGTTCTATTATTTGCATTAACGTATGTTGTTTATCGTGTCAAACGCAAAGTCTATTTGTATTGTGTAATTTATTAGCTTGTCGTTTAAGTGTGTTTTGTAATTTAAACTGCTACTTGCTACATTTATAGGAAGTGTTTTGTTTTCTATCTCTATCCAACAATCTTCGCTTAACTGCATTTGTTTAAATACCTCGTTATAAACCTCTGGATAAAACCCTGTGTTTAGTGTTAGTTTTTCTGTTCCGTTCTTAGTTAATATTTTCTGTTGGTGTCTACTTGTATCATAAGCACCATTAACAATTATATTACGCTTAAAATCTTCCTTTTTAGTTGTTAGCACCTCGTTTGTTCTTTTGAAAAACCACAAGTCTTGTAATGCACCGAACTTATTTACAAACGTTACTTTATAAGGTTGGTATTTACATTCCTCTATATTGTCTACAGTTAGCTTAATAACACCATCAGTAGTGTCTACATAAATAGTGTCAAAGTCAAATAAGGTAAAATCATTAGCAAACTGTTTTAAACAAGGGCTACCCTCAAACGTACCGCCATCTTGTATAACTCTGTTCTCAAATTCATCAGAGCCATTTATAGTATTTGTAACGTACTCAACTTGCGTTGTACTTACTGTACTGCTTGATACAGCTTTAGTGTATACTAATTCGCCATCAAGTTCGTATGTTACTTGTGTGGTCTTTGAAGTATCTACAGGAATTGTTGCAGGTGCATCGTCTAACTTTACTATTTTGTAATTACTTTGTAATAACCCACTATCATTCTGGGGGTTTGCATCGTCCTCATAATACCCATAACCATCAAAGCCAACTAATTGTGTATATGCTGTTGGTGTTTGTGCTACGCCTTGTATATAGCTTGTAGTTCTATAATCAACCCATACATTAGCGGTTGCATAATCGCCATCAAAAGTTTGTAGTATATAATCTCTAACTATCTCGCCAATTTCAAACGTTACATTTCCGCTTATAGCAAATGAAGTTAATGTAAACAAATTGCTTCTATCGGTTGTTTGCGTTCCTGTGTATACATATAGTTCCATATCTACCTGTGTTAAGTTGGTAGCACTTATGTTTATGTAGTATGGGCTTCTTGCGTTTATTTTCATTTCTTTATATTCAGTTGTATTTGTTTCTCTAATCCTATTGAGTACGCTTCTACTAAATCATCTGGCAAACGCTTAAACGCTGCTTCAAATGGCTTTGTAAAAAACAAACTCGGTTTTATTCCTTTCTTATATACTGCTCTTGCTATTAAATATTGTAAACTTTGTCTGCTTAAAAACTTACCGCCTTTGCCTCTTGGTGCAATACCCTTTCTGACTATCCATTTGTCAAATGCTTTTCTTGGTGGCATTTTAGTTGTATAGGAATAAGGTGTGTTGTATTTCTTTTCTGTTCCGCTTACCCCTCTATCTTGGAATGTACCATAATCAGCCATTTTAAACGCCATAGACGTTGTATCGCCTTTTTGTGATATATCGTACCCTAAACTATTATAAAGTTCCTTAGAAGCGTTTTTTTTGCCCTTAGTTAAGTTGCTTCGGCTTTGTTGTATAACGTACTTAGCAAACTTATTTAGTTCATCTCTTAAATACTTATCTGCTAACATATATCAATATCGTTCTTAACAAACACATTAAACGTTGCACTCCACCCAGCTAAACGATTATCAAACCTCTCGTAAAATGGCTCTAATGTTGCATCGCCATCTAATTGGTATTGGTCGCTATATAGTGTGCCTTTTCTAAGCACCATCACTAATTTGTTTAATACAGCTAATTGTGTGTTTAGTATGTCTTGTTCGTTGTTGTTCCCTCTGAATATATCCGTTGTAGCTTCTTTGCTCTCATCAACTATGTCCATAGCCAAAATACTAATGTTAAACGTTAGTACCTGTTCCTGTGTTGTGACGTTGTTTATGATTATATGACTAAGTGGGAATATACTTTGCTTAGCTAAATCTATGTCGTATATATCGCCTGTTGTAACGGTGTTTACATTTACATCGCCAAGTAATTGGTCTTTAATCGTTTCTGTTAGTAGGTAAAATCCTCTTATTCCTGTTTGGCTCATCTGTTAAATTTACTTTTTATTTGTCTTGCCTCTATTTCGTTTTTTTCTTTAGTGTATGTTAGAAATGTCAAACATTCGTGTACTCCTAATTTAGTGATATGTTCAAATTTTGTAACATCTCCGTTAGATAGTCCATAGATTGAATTGTACCACCCCCATTTGGCATTGAAGTTAGATACTCCGCTAAGGTCTGCTCGTTCTTCTTGTCCAAACAGTTCAGCATAGCTATCGATAAGTCCTTGCCTAAATTGTAAAAAAAAACAACCGCACCAAGTACAGCATCTAAAGGCATATCCTTTGCTATTTCGCTTGTGTTAGGGTCATACTCTTTTATCGTGTATCTATTGCCCTGTCTGTGTTCTATTGGTCTGTATAGTACGTTTACTGCTCTATGCAAATTATCGTTATCGCCAATAAAGGTATCTAAGTCCACATACTCGCCAAAACTCATATCTTCAAGCGATGGTATAAACCCATACTCAACACCGTTTAATTTAAACATTGATATTAGTTGGTGCTTAGTATCGAACATACCACTAATGATACTACATATCTCTACTATGTCTGTAGCTTTCATATTGCGCACTACTATTGGTGGCACGTTGCAAAATATCTCAATGGTCTTTAGTTGTAGGTCTGTTTCGCTTAGTCCTTCTAACTTTGCATATTCTTGATACTGTCCTAAGGTTATCTCGTTTAGGGTTGTCGGTATTCTTAAATTAACATTCATATACTTGTTGTTATTAATATATAAACGTTTTTAAATAATTTTAGTGAACAATATACTTACCTCTATTTGGGTTTTGTAATTGATAACCTACTGCATACCTAACCGCATCTATTAAGTGGTTGTATTTGTCTATTGGTGTATTTGATTTGCGTTCTAACCAACGATAGTTATTTAGTTCTTTGATGAGGTTTGTACTATCTGAACTTACAACAAGGTCGTAATCTTGCAAAAGAGATATACCATACGTTACACTCCCCTGCCCTTTAATTGATGGCTTTACATTGCACCCCTTTGCTTTTATTTCTGTGATTAATCGTGGCTCTGCACTATCCCCTATTATTAAACCATCTCTTGCGTGTTTTAAATTCAGTTCAGCTATTTGTGATGTGGTTAGTCTTGGTAGGTACACGCATTCCCTTAGATATATTGTTTTAGTGCTTGTATCTATGTTTGTTTCTATTAGTGTTGTTGGGTCTGCTGCAAATCCGTAATCCTGTCCCCATACGGATACACCTTTACGCTTAAACTCGCCTATTGTCCAATTATTAAATATAACACCCTCTGCTTTGTTTAACCACGCACCTAACATTTGTTGTTTGTACTTCTCAGGTCTACGTTGTCGCATTTGTTCTATCTGCTCTATGTAGCTTTTAGAGAGGTTGTCTATGTTGTCTAAGTATGTGGTATGTATGTAGGTTGTATTGCCTTTGGTTATATTGCTACCCTCTTGTACCCCTCTATCCTCAAAGAAACGTTTGTATATAAAATGCTCTTTTGTAGTTGGGTTTAATATTAAGATAACTCTGTTTTGTTTGCCTTGTTGTCTTACCGACAAGTCAATAGTGTCAAACTTCTGTTCGTCTGTTAGTTCCTCTGCTTCATCAACCACCCAAGTTGTAATGCCCTGTAATGATTTTAGGTTTGCGGTTTGGTCGCCACTTGATGTTTTTATACCTCTGAATATTATTTTACTTCCTGTCTGTTTGTTTATTATTTCGTCCTTAGTTATATGGAAGTGTTGTGTAAATCCAAACAGTTCTAACTTGTCTATAAATTCAGGTATAATGGATATGTATGCAGAGGTTAGGGTATAGCGTGTAAATAGTATTGTGTGTCCTGCTTCGTATGTTAGCATTACCAAAAGGGCGTTTACTGAAAATGACTTACCAGACCCACGCCCACCACTTACTATGTAGTATCTACTGTTTTCGCCTACAATAGTTTTGTATTTGCTATGTACGTTAATCAATCGTTAGTCTACGAATTTAATTAAATCTCTAAAATTGATGTTTAAGCCCTCTGAACTGTTTATGTCTACGCTTTCCTTTGGTTTGCCATAACGATAACTTAAATACAGTTGTACTGCTCTCATATCGCCTTTAGCTACCAACTCTCCTAATTTTGCCAATGCTTCGTCTTTGTCTATTATAGCGTCTAAGCGTTCTATTAGCTTTTGTTCCTGTGCCTTTGGTTTTCTTCCTGCGCCTTTTCTTGCGCCACCATTATTTTTTCTTTTGTCCATAATTGAAAAAGATTGTTTATTCAATAATATATAAACAGAATTACTTTTTTTTTAGAATAACCTTTGTTGTGCTTTGTGTTGCTCTATTCTTTTTATCGCGGCGTTGTAGTAATCTTTATCCAATTCACAAGCTGTTAAGTCATATCCTAAATTATGGCACGCAATAGCTATTGAGCCACTACCTAAATGTGTGTCTAATATTTTATCCCCTTCTTTTGCGTAATTCATTAAAAGCCATTCGTAAAGTTGTATTGGTTTTTGTGTTGGATGTATTAAAGGTTTTTCTTTTGCTTTCATCATATTGCTCATCCAAAATAACCTAAAAAATTTTGTTGTTTGTTTTTTTATTGATGTAAAAGCTATTTCTCCATCACTCATAAAACTATCTCCATTTTCCTTATCCCAAATGATAGTATGATTTGAATAAAAAGGTATTTTTTTACTCATATAATTACCTCCCCAAATGATTTGATTTTTGCTAACTCTACATAATTCTGTAAAATAATTTTTATTTGGTATTGTATTATCCCAATCAACATTCATTTTTTTAGTATTTGCACCACCACCAATCCCATAAGGCGGGTCTACAATAGCAAGGTCGAAATAATTATCCTCATACCTTGCCATTAGTTCCATATTGTCTTCGTTTGTTATTAGCATAGTACAGGGTTTTTAACAGGTCTGTTTAATGTAGCACCTTTTACTTCTTTTATTTTCTTTTGTGGTTTAGTTGTTTCTATTAGTTTGTTGTATATCTTTAGTCTTGTGTTTATAAAGTTTTCTAATGTGTTATCTTCCCACTTGCTTACTATGTCTATTAGTTCGTTTATTAGTGCCTCTTTATGTGTCTTAGGGTTTTGTGTTTTAAGCGTATCTGCTATTGGCTTTATTTTCTTTTTAATTGCGCATTGCTCAATAGGTAACCCTAATCTTCTTATTGTCTTATTGAATATTTTTTTATCCATATCACTAACTACATTAAAATCTCTATAATGATATAACGCTGCATCGTGTTTTAGTCCTATCTCTTGCCCTAATGATTGAAACGTATACCCTAACTCTCTTGCTAATCTACAATACACCTTTCGTGCGTATGAGTATTCACGTTGTCTATTGCGTTCTGATATATCAAATTTATAGTATTTGTTTAGTTCTTCTTTAAGTTGTTGTAGTGTCATATTTAAAATAGTTTTATTTGTGTTTTAGGTTTGTAACTTGCATCATAGTTTTTATTTTGTCCTTTTGGATATTCTTGTATTTTATAATTTAATTCTTTAAGCCATTTTTTATTTTGTTTTTTACTTCCTGTAAAATATATATATCGGTGCTTTTGTGGTCTTTCCCTTACTGCTAAATCATCATAGTTTAATTTTTTGTTTTCCGTTACTGACTTACTGTGCTTGTTAGGATTGTTAATATCATACCTCTCTGTTCTTTTTGCAGATAACCCTGTGTAAATCCAATTAGTTGCTTGGTAAATATATCCATTGTGATTTTGCGAAGTATCTGCATAACTCACAATTATTAAAGGTGGCAACATTTTTAAACATTTAGAAACAAAAAAAGACAAACTATTTTTTGGTAAATCGTCATTTGTTATTAATCTGTTTAACTCATAAACATATTTACTATTATGTTCGCCACAAACTCCAACACATAAAGGATTACTTGCAGGTTTGCCAAAAGTACAAACACCCTCTAAAGCATTACCTATATACAACCCAAAGGAATAACTTATACTTGGTATTCGTTTAGCATAGTGTTTATTTAATAGCCAGTCGTGTGTTTCAAAAGTATTTATGCTTTTAACTTCCACTTAGTTTAGTTTTAAAAATTCTGCGGTTTGTGTTTCGTTTATCTCGTCTTTGTTTTCAAAATACTTATCTACTAAGGCATCTATCATTACAAGTTCGTCAATAGAAGCTGTTTTTATTTTGTGTATTAAGCCATCTATTTTGTTGAGGACGTTTATGCACATCTCTGGGTTGTTGTGGTATACCGTATTAAACCCCTCTTGATATACTTCTTCTAATAGTTTATTAGTCTTGCCTACTTGGTATTTTATGTTCTGTCTAAACGCTTTACTTCCTTTTAGTTCATCGTTTGCCTCTAATAGTAGTTGGGCTATTAGTACACTCTTTAAGTAGTTTAGGTGCTTGTCGCTTATTACTTCGTTTATTACTTGTTCTTCTCTATCCATTTTTCTTGTTCGTTTCTTATGTATTCTATTTCTCGTCTTAAATAATCAGCAGCTTTTTCTAAGTCCTTTAATTCACTTTCTTTTTTACCTGCTCTACAAATATACTTAATAATATTACCTCTGTTAAAATTAAGGTTGTAGTCTTTTATAAAGTCTATTACGTCATAGCCCTTACCATTCTCGTAATGTAAATATGTTGCTCTCATATTATTGCGTTGTCTAATTGTTGTATAAGGTGTCGTATCTCACTACGTTCAAACTTACCTGTAATCTCTGCATTATACGTCTTAAACGATAAGTGATACATATCTTTTTCCGTATCGCCTTTTTTTTCTTTCTTTCCTAAATACTCAATCTTTAAATCAAATTTCATTTTTTATAGTTTTAATTATTCTGTGTTTTTTTTGCTTCATTTTTTTTGTTAATTGCATTCCATTTTTTGTTATGCTTTAGCCACATATAGTTTCTTGCGGCAGATGGTCTTGGCGTATTACCCCTTACTTTATAAGTCATCGTGTGTTCATCTGCAGGGATAAATTTAATTTTCTTATTATTTTTGTTATTAGTTCTCTTATTGGTTGAAGTTGATTTTTTTTTGTTTTTAACAATCCAATCTATAATTGAGCCATCACAATTAATTATATCTTTGCATAAAATTTTATCATCTTCTATGCTGCATTCATAAGCATAATAAGTTTGATTGCAATGCATACAATTAACAACAGTATCTTTATTGAAAGTATTAACTATTGGCGTATTTTTATTTAAAAATTTTATTTTTTCTTCTATTTTCATAACTCCCCTGTTAAACAATAGTTATCTAAATCTGCACCCTCTATAAAAAACTTATTATATAGGTCAAGTGCTTTTTCTACTTTTTCTTCGCCTCTAAAGTAAAATTCTTCTGAACAGTTAAATATACCAATATCCAGACTGCCTTTATCTAAAGCTAAGAAATAAAAATCTTTATAATCTTTTTGGAATAGATTGCAATACAAATAGCATTGTACGTCATATCCGTATTTATTGGCACTCCAACTAAACCCTTTTATGTCTGTTGTGGTTTTAAGGTCTACTATTTTATCCTTGCCTAATACATCTGCCTTACCTCTAAATGGCATATCCATTACCTCGCCTATTACAGGTACTTCAAACTCGCTATTCCTTATTAGTTCCTTTGCGTGTTCGTTTCTTAAAAACGCATCTGCTAAACGTTCCGCATCGCTTCGTTCCTTAGCTGTGAACACTCTTGGATTTTCTGCTTTAGCTTCTCTAAACTTCTTTGTGTTTTTACTCTGTACGTCTATAAATGTTTGTGCCTCGAAAACGTTTGGCTCTAATATAGCGGTATGAAATAACCAACCATCTCTTAACGCTTGACTTGATGGGCTACCATACTCCAAACTAAACTTATACGTCTTAGGGCTTGATAGAAGCGTTTTAAGAGAACTACTACTAAGTGCTAACCTATTTAGTTCGCCATAGTAAAACTCGTCATCTAACATACGTTTAAGCAACTCTGCTTTGTCGTATAGTTTTCCATCTAATAATCTTATTTTATTCAAGGTCATAATTTTTACAAGTTTCAGAACAGTATGTTTGTCCGTTAGTTTCTGTGTCGCACATTCTACAAGTGCTTATTTCGTCTGGTGCGTCTATGTAATCGTCCCAAATATTCATATCTCGTATTGTTTTAATTTGTTTTCTAATTCTTCTATTTGTTCTCTTTGTTTTTGTATCATATCATTTTTTTGTTGTCTAATCAACTTTACTCTTTTATGTAGCACCTCAATCTCTGTTTGTAGTCCGTTTGTAAACATACCTATCTCATTCATTGCTTTGACACAATTTCTAAGGTCGGTGTTTAATGGCTTGGCATCTTTCCACTCCATTACCTTATCGGCTAACCAATTAAACCACAAATGATATGCTTGTTTTTGTAATAAATCCATTATGAAGCTGCGCCTGTAATAAATCCTAATACAAACGTTAGTGAAGCAAACAACAATATAGCCATACGGATAATAAATGCTCGTGCTTCTTTGCGTTCTTGTTCTTGACGTTCTAACTCTTTTTTAGTGTAAACCTCAATTCTGTTTTTGCGTGTTTGGATATGTAATCCTGTTTTTGTTTTCTTCATTTTATTGTATGTTAAATATTATACTTTTAATTTCGTCTTGTCTTTTCAATAGTTTGTCTATTGTATTTTGTGGAAGATAATAACCACTTTTCCATTTAACGCTATTTGCTTTGTAATATTCTAAAGTGTATTCTATATGCGCTAATTCTTTTTTTAAATCTGTTAATTGTGTTCTCATAATTGTTATTGTTTACACAAATGTACAAACTTTTTTATTATAAACAAATTATAAACAAATTATTTTTTAAAATCACTTAAATTAATTATTGACGCTTGGCTTTCATCTAACAAATAACAGGGCTTTAATACTTTCTTTTTAGTCCATAGGGTTGTGTCTGGGCAATACATATCTTTACTCTTTAAGTCCTTTAAGTTGTTTAGCCAATACATATAGTTTCCTTTAGGGTCGTTTACAAAGTATAAAGCTATCTTGCCAGTTTCTATTAGCTTATCGTACTTGTAAACCTCTAACATCTTTTCTTTGTAGTATTTTTTTCTGAACTTCATTTCAATTACTACTTCCGTTCCTTTTGGGCTTGTGCCTATTGCGTCATAATGTTTAAACCCCTCGCCTGTATGTTTTAAGTTCCACCCATCTAAGTTCAATAAGGTTATTACTGCTTGTTCCCATTTGTGTACATTTTTAATCATTTATTATATAGTCTGTCAATATCAGCTATCCATCGTTTTAGTTCTTTGGGTCTGCAGCTACACGGCTCGTAATATGTGTGATTATAATATTTTGCGTGAAGCGTACATAATAGCTTGTATTGTGGTTGTGTTAGTTTTGTTGTAACCTCTGCTTTAAATTGTTCCCATTGTTCTTTGTCTAATCGTTCCATAAGTCTAAGTCTATATCGTTCCACTCATCACGTCTTTTGTCGCACCCACAATCCCTACCAAGTGCTTTGCTAATCTTTTTTACAAGCCAATGAATACCTGTGTAATAAGTAATGTAATATATTAAATCCCCTAATCTCATAATTTATCTTTTATATGTTTCTTTGCATTTACATAAGTGTTGTATAATGAATAATAGCTTATGCCTGTTTCCCTACTCAATCCTGCAACGCTTTTACCACTTGCACAAATCTCAAACACTTTCCTGTCGTACCAATACATATCGTTCATTATATCGTCTATTTGATTTTTTTGTTTAGCGTATTCTACCTCATCTATTCCTAATTCTTCTATTTGTTGAAGTTCGCCTATTTCTTCTATGTATTCCTTTATTTGTCTTGTTTCTTTTTTGTGGGTGTTTAAGTATATACCCCTTAGCACCTTCCAACAATAATATATATTTACATCTTCATTGTGCCATAGGTCTAATCCCTTATCAACGTCTTGGATAAGTTGTATATACATTTCTTGTACTATGTCCTCTGCGGTGCTTTTATTACACCCAAAGGCATAAACAACTCTTAACCAATCTTGATGGCGTTGATAAGCCACTTCTACAAGACTTTTTTTCATATCGGTAATATATATGCGTTAGTATACGTTAGTTTTTTTACTTCCCAACTATCTACCTCATCATAAGAATAAACCCAATAAGTAGCGTTATTGTAATCATCTACTCTAATAAATACATAAGTATCTACACCCTTATCTTTTTTGTGGGCTTCTTGGTTTACTGCTAAAAATTTAGCTGTTTTCCTTACTGCTTTAACATCTATTTTTTTTCCCTTTACAATTACATCTGGCTCTTTTAATGGCTTGTTAGATAATAATTTTGTAGCGGTATAGGGTATATCTAACTTATCTAAATAATAACAAAAAATTAATTCCCCTTGTACGCCTAAAATATCTACAACCTCATTTTGATAACCTCTGTCATATTTAGTATATGTTAGTTTTAAATCGTAATTGGTTAAATTTCTTAGCTTACCAATATAAGCTGCACACTCGTTTATAAAGTATGGGTATTTTATTTGTCCGTGTTTCTTCATTCTAATAATTTCTTTTTAGGTACTACAAAATATTCTAATGGGTCGTATATCTCGCCAACTACAAAAGGTAGTCCAAATTCGTTAATACTAAAGCTAAACGTTTCAAAGGCATAACCCCTTGACCGCTTACAGCTTACTGTAACCCATTCCTTATTAACTGTGTTTGCCTCTAATTGTATCTGTGTTTCTGTTTTCTTTTCTAAAAAACTTCCTAAGTGTCCTGTTGGTTTATCACTACCATAATTGCTATGTATTACTGTAATGATATGACAATTAAATTTAGCACTCCATTCCATTATTTTCTGAACACATAAATTGCTTTCTTCTAAGTTGTTTACATCACTCACAAGGTCGGCAATACCATCTATTATTACAAGACCATTTTTGTCTTTGTTTTCTTTAAGTATAAACTCTATAAATTGTAATCTTTGTTTGTAGCTTATCGTTCTTAATGCAAAGGTCTGGTAGCAACCAACGTCTTTTACATTAGCCATATCTACAACCCTTTTAAATACTCGTTGAGAGTGCCAATGCCCCTGCTCTGTATCAAAGTGTATTAAGCACTTGCCCTCTCTATGTCCTTTTATCTTACCGCCAAAATTGTTTCCACCACTCAAATACACTGAAGCAAGTAGTGATACAAAAAATGTTTTCTTTGTTTTAGGTGGTGCTTGTACAAAGCTAAAGTTCCCATAAGTTCCTATTGGTATAGGAAACGTTAATTCGCCACCTTTTGTGTCTATTGTTTTTTCGCCTAAACTCAATGCTGTAGGTGGGTACTCCATAACTTCGGTAGTGTTTATTGTACACTCCTCTTTTATAAGTTCCATTAGCATATTTTGTGTAGTTTGTTCCTCTGTCATTTCTTTAGTTAGTTATTGTTTTCTATAAAGGTATAAAAAAAAAGGGGTTAAAAAACCCCCTCTTTTAAAAAAAAATTAAAATGGTAAATCTGCAGCTTCTTCTTTTGGGTGTTCTTGTACTGCTTCTTGTACTTCTTTTTCAGCGTTTACAATTTTTTGGAACGACCAAAAAATTGTAAACGCTGAAAAAGAAGTACAAGAAGCAGTACAAGAACACCCAAAAGAAGAAGCTGCAGATTTACCATTTTAATTT